ATCAACCAATAACTGGAACAACAAATAGCACAAATGACGATGCTAATAGTGATCAATTAGCAATCTATAATGGTTCTACTAAGTTATGGGGTATTAATGAAAGTGGTTTTGTAACAAATCCAAACGCTCCTGGGTTTACTGCCAGAGGATATAATACTTATGTATCTCAAACAGGAATTTCTGAATATTCAAATAATGGTGAAATGTATATTTTCTTATATGACCAAATAACATATAATATAGGAAATCATTTTGATAATACAAATGGAAGATTTACGGCACCGATTAGTGGAAGATATTTATTTAATTTTAATAGCGGTTACAAAGCCTCCTCC